GTCGCCTTTAGGGCGAGATTCCTCATGGCAATGCCGTGAAGAGCCGCCTCCATGACTGAAGGCGTCCAAGGCTGTACGGGTCAGACCATCTCAACCTTTGGGATGGGTAACCCGGGGTTTCCGTACCGTCAAGCAATTTTGCAAGGTACTGATCCCATATTACGGCGACCCTGGTCGGGTCGACATTGGGACTGATGTCTGGATTCTCATACAATCTGGAAACCAGATCGTAGAGGAGATCCTCATCAAGATCGCGACAAGCTACTGTTAGCTTATGACGATCTATGGTGGTGGAGCTGGGGCGAGCCCTCAACTCCCTCTCCATGTCCCTAGAGACAATCGCTTGCATAAGCTCGGATGGTAGTCTTTCCTCAATAGAAAGACCTTTGGGATTTCTCCCAATTCCATAAGGTTCAGGAAGTGCAAGCACCTTCTGAATTAATGGATAGTCTTTCATACCCTTAGTGAGACCGGGATACCACCAGGCCTCCATATCAAGAAGGTTATCTTTCGTAAAAGGGTTCCATTTAGGAATCCAGAAAGAAAGATCCTTCAAGAAGGTTTTCCCAGCAAACTGGGCTACCTTTCTGGAGGCAAAGGATTTCTTGGTAGAAATGGGAATTTCCCACTTATCAAGAACTTCCTTGTATCTTTGGGCAAGAATCTCATCCAAGATGACAACATCGTCACCTAAGACAAAGAATTTCTTGTCCCATCTCATATCATTAAGGATGTAAAGGAGAAGACCGTGAGAAATGGCGAAGAGAAAGAAACTGGGGCCAAGGCCTAGGGGTTGCCCCTTAGACCATTGGATATTGGCAATCACTTGACTGCTAGTTTCCATGGCCCAGTGTCCTTTCTCAATGATCTCACAGAAGAAATCCCTAGACTGCATGTTCTGATATTTGGGTTTTACCAACCCAAACAGAACATGCTTCTGCCAGTGCCACGGAAAGTGGTCTGTAGCAGAACTTAAGTCAAAGGAAAACACTGTGAGACTGTTGGTTAGATGTTGGGAAATTGCTTTATCAGCTCTACGCTGATCATGGGTGCAATCCCATGGC